GATTTAAAACTTTGATTAAGGTTTCCTTTAATTTCTTCAAGTTTTCCTAAGTAATTTGTTTGGTTATCTTTGTATTGGTAAACAGCTTGCTGTCTTCTATTTTCTGCTGTGCCTTGTAAAGCAGCCAGATTTAAAGCTCCAGAAGCTATAGCATTTTGCATTATTTTATTAGTAGAGTTCCCCATAGGAACAGCATCCCCTATAGCTACTAAAATATTAGCCTCTTCAGAAGCTTGTGCATTAGCTGTTATATTTTCTTCTTGTTCTATAGCTTCTAAATCGTTTTGATAGTTAAGGTTTACCCTAGCCTGGTCTTCAAAGAATTGACCTTTAGCAGCGTTTGCTTGAGCTCTAGCTAGTGCATTAGCTGCTTTGTTACCTTGGATGCCTCCGAAGATACTAGCCCCTCCTGAAGCAGTTCCTCCTATAATCATACCTGCTGTTACTGGATCACACATTTAATACTTCCTCTCGTTTTTTACCCATGTAAAATTCATAGAACTTTACACCAAAATAAAATTCATGTTCTTTTGACTTATCGATTTTAAAGCCAAGTACTTTTAGCCATTTCATAGTTAAATTATTTTCTGTCCATACATAGTTACTCATAGGTAATTCAAATGTTTTAAACAACTTTGTTAGGTCTCTACCTAACCTACACCATCCCATAGTTTCATTATGACTTTCTTCTGTCCCTGCAAACCAAGGTACTAATACTTTAGGAGTAATAATAAATCCTCCAGCACATACCATATTTCCTTTGTGATTAATTCCTGACCAAAGCATATCACTTTCTTCTAAGGCTTGAGAGTATCCAAACTCCCAGGGAAGTCCAGTAGCTCCAGTAAACTCCACAATGTCGCTAGGACGAAAGTGGAGCTTAGAAGCTTCGAACTTATCTTGAGGTGTTTTAAGTCGTTTTAAATAAAACATTAAGCAGTCCTATACCAAAGATTCACTACAACATACGGCTGTAAATTATTATGAGGTTGTTCAGCACTCTTAGATTGTGTAGCAGCTTCTCCAGTTTTAACTCCAGTTTGTGACGTACTAGCTGTATGTCCTTTATTTTCGTGATACATACGACCTCCTGAACTTATTGTAAAAGTTTTTGTAGGTCCTCCTCCTTGTCCTGAAACATAAACAACATGAGCATGTTCTCCTACTCCTGCTTCTGTAGAAGTAAGTGTATGAGTCTTAGCCCCGCCAGTATTTCCTAAACCACCAAACTCAGCATCTCCTGCTTGATAGCCTACCATTGCTCTTCCTTGTATTCTAGTCCAAGAACCAAAACCAAATAAAGCACTAGGATTAACGCTATCACTAAAGTTAGCGTAAATAGAACCTACTGGATAAATAATTTCTGCAAGAGTTGCACGAATGTTCGCTACATCTAAATCTTCTCCACGAATAGTTCCACTAGCTATTTTACTACTGGTAACAGCTTCATCAGCAATACGACTATTAACAACCCATCCTGCTCCTGTAACTGCATTAACAGCATTTAAAGCTTGTTGAACTTGTTGTTGTATAGCTAAAGAAGAAGTATCATAGCCATCTGCATTTTGTTCATTGAGTTCTTGTAAACGAAATACTGACTGTTGTACTGCTGTGTTTAAATCAGTATCAGTAAGTAATGCTGTATCACTAAAAGATACTGCTGGATTAGCCACACTTGTAGTTCTAAGAATTGCTACTCTATCGTTGGCTGAGTCAATAGTTACTGCAGTACTGTCAATAGTAACCTCTAAATTATTAGTATCTATACTATAATCAGTAGTTCCTGACAGAGTAACTTTTTGTTCGTCAGTTGTCCCATAATTAATAATGTGTATTATTGTTAATGTTGTGAAGTTTTTTAATGTGTTCAAAGAAGAGTAGTCGATAACGTAATTATTACCAATTACTTGAGCTCCTGTTTTTTCTATAATTGATTGTGCCATTATCGAATCTTGCTCCTGTTAATAAATGATCCTTCATATCCTAGGGCTGTAAACCTAGACCTAAAGGGTGAGTTATTTTTTAATGTTAAAGTTAAGTATTTAGCTAAAGCGTTTAGTCCAAACTTATGAGTTCCTTTTACTATGTTAATAGTATCAGAACTTATTTGTCCTACGCCACTAGTAAATTGTTTTATATAAGAGTCTCTTTCTTCTGGAGTAATCTCTAGTTCAAAGTTTACTGCTTCAGCAAAAGATACTTCTAAGGATTTCAAGTTTAATCTTCCAGTAGCAACAGGTTCCCCATTACGTTTTAAGAAGTAACTTGAAAGAGTATAAAGGTTTTCAGTAGGGTAACCAAATTTCATAATTCTATCGTAAAAACTAATACTAGGTGCATCTGCCCAACAACTCAAATAACTTTGAATATCGTTTATTTTCATAGTACCATGTAAATTATTTCCTGACGAATCTGTAACTTTACTTCCTGCTGTACTACCTTGACTATCTACTGTAGCTCCTACTTCTTGTTCAGTACTATCATCAAACTCATAGTGGAGTCTATCGTTAACTGTAGAACTAGTAGTTGTCCAAATAGGTTTGTGTGCGTCAGCTACATCAATTCTTAAAGTAGCATTTTTACTAGAATCTTTTTCATCTAACATATTATAAATTTCAACACTAGTTCCTGTAGGAGTAGTTACTGTTTCAAATCTATAGTCGAATAGGTTATTAAAAGTATTTCCATCTATTTGATCTAACTTTAAGTACTTTAGTTTAGATGAAGTAATCTTAGAGTTAAAAGTAGGCACACTACCATCTTCTACAAAACTAGTAGCGGTTACATCAGCTTTGTTTATTTTACCATAGAAACTATTATTTGAAGAATAATTAAACCCATCAAAAGTATTATTCAAAGTATAAGTGTACGCTATAGAACCATTTATAGAGTCAGATAGAAAAACACTAGCGTCATCTATAGAAACTGAAACTACACCTTCGTTATAGAATATTTCTATTTTATTATAACCATCATAAGTATTTCCAAGTTGGGGATTCCTAAAGTAAACGTACTCAGTTCCGTCATTATAATAAGTATTAGTAGGAACAGCAGTAGTATAAGAATGAGTTGCAGGGTTACTTGCAGATACAGTATCTTTAGTATCGTCCCCCCAATTAACTACAAAAGATTGACCTTCATAACCGTAAGGAATAAATTCAAATTGTGAAAAGCTAGGAGCAGACTGATAAGTATTAAACTCTCCTGAAACTTGAGTATAGTTTTCTGTACTACTAGCTGTTACAGATATAACAGAGTCCATATTAGAAGCGTCACCACCCTCTAAAGGAAATACAGTAACTCCGTCACTCATTTCAATTAAACTAATTGTAGCTTTATTAGAGTTTGTAAATTTTATTATAGTATGTTGAGTTAAAGTTATTAGTTGTGATGCTCCAACATCTATTAAGTTTGACAAATCTAAAAGTATAGAACAGTTGTTTGATGCAAAGTCAATTTCTTTATAAGTTTGTGGGTAAGATGCGTTTTCTACTACTTCAGATTCTCCTGTTTCAGAGTCTACAAACGTAGTAAATTTATCCCAACTAGCTGTAAATATTGTTGATTCGTTACCCCCTGAAGGAGTTTCTGCAATACTCCATTGTATTTTTTCTGAAGTACCCGAACCAACTATAGTCTTTATAAATTTATACTCAGTAGTTAACGAAGCTTTTGGAGTCATAATCCATGTGCTTAATCCTGGCTCTGCTACATAAACTCCGTTACCATTAAATGTTGGAGATGTAGTAGAAGTTAGTTTAAAAGCTTCTTTAACTACAGGACTAGCTCCTCCTCCAGAACTTGTAATAGTTAACGAAGGATCTAATTCAGGAACAAATAAAACATCTGAACTTGAAACTAAAGGAGTATATTTAGGAAAAGTCTCGTGTACTGTAAAGTTTGAAAGCTTTTTATTAAGATCAGTATGAGTTACTAAAGGTAAAACATAAGGGTTACTTATTTTTAAAGCTTGATGATTAGTAGAATTTTTAGGTAAAAATCCTAATCTATAATTATCGCCGTTTACTCTACCAAACGTAACTATTCCTGTATCAAATAATCCTTGATAATCAAAGTTATTAGAATAATAAATCTCTTCAGATTCTGTTGAAGTACCAAAATCTGCTCTCATAGTAAGTCTAAAATTATCTGACAAAGTGTGTTGGGGTAATTCTAAAGCATTGCTTTTATAATCTTTGTTAGTACTTTGTAGTGTAAAACCAACAAGAGGTTGATTGATTACCCATTCTGTAGCAGGGGGGATTGTTTCAAAAGGTTCAGCATGAGCCCAAGCTATTAAATCACCACTATTATCATTCACAATAACCCAATAAAGTTCAGATTGAACAAAGTGTTTATACATTCGATTAGCTGTATTTGCTAACTCTACATAAGTATATTCTTCATTATAAATTACACTATCAAGAAACATAGCATTATTATTAATATATCCTACAAACGAAAATTTTTGAGTAGAACTTGAAGCAGCCGCAGGGTCTTGAAAGCTTATATACCTAAAAGGAATTTCACCCAAAAGAGAAGTAGAAGTATGTTCTACAAATTCTAAAGAATGATTTCTAGTTACATCACTTATTTTAAAATCTGAAACATAACCTTTAGATGTAGGACTGAAAGAGTGTTCTTTCATAATGTTTAAATCTTTTGTTTCTAAGTTTATACTACTTATAGAAACCCTATCTACTTCATTTCTAGTTCCTGAAGGAGAATCGTAAATAGTAAGTCTTGTATTATAATCATAAACAAAAATTAAACCATAGTAAAAGTTAATCTTAAGTTCATGCCACTCATCTGTAAATAGGTTATCAATATAATAGTTATAGACTACGTTATTTAAACGCATTTGTAACTTAGCTGTTTTAGTAGAGTCTAATCTGTATAAGTTTACATAGTTGTTAGAAACTTGAGCCACACTATCAACAGTAGTAAATATAGGACTATTAGGTTTAGTACTAGAATCAAAATAAATAGAAGCATTAATTTCCCAATCGTTGCTTGTATTTAAGTTATTACTTCCTGATAATAATACATAGTTACTGGCTAATTGTCCTCTACCTAAGCCTCTAAAGATTCCAAAGGTATCTCGTTCTTCGCCAGTTCCATTTTTATTTAGATTTATTTTCCAGTTATTTGTATCTACTTGTGTAGTTAAGTTTTTAGCAGGTAGAATTTTTGGATCAGGAGCACTAGAATAATCACCTACAAAGTCTGGGAAATTTATATCATCTCCAAATCCTTTGATTTCATACTTTTGAGTTTGAGAATTGTAACTAATAATATTTCTTTTTTGAGAATCAGAGGATAAGTAATACGCTTTAAAGTCATTGTTAGCACTAGAAAGAAACTTGTAGTTTCCGTTGTACTCTGGTATGTACGAATCTTTTAATTCTATATCATCAGGTACATAAGGAACTAATTCAGGTACTTTAGCTTTTGAACTGTAAGCATACTCATCTAATGTACTATCAGGGTAAGAAACTTCTGTTCTAACTGTAGTATGTATGTCAGTTACTTTATCATTAATTAAAGAGACAGCTATCAAAGAATCATCTTCTTCGACTTTGTATGGTAATTCAAATTGAGCTGATCCGTCTGCTGCAGTATCTTCTCCTTCTGATTGGCTATACTGATCTACTTGTATTTCTAGTGAGTGATCAAATAAATCTAATTTAGAAAGAGTATTATTATTACCAGATTTATCAATAAAGTAAATTTCATTATTAAATGTAACAGCACCTAAAATATCAAAGTTAAAAGTAAACTTAGACCAAGACTCTTGTAATAGTTTGTTGTTTTGAATATAAGAGGTATAAACGTAAAGAGTTTTTAAATCGTTTTCAGGAGCTACAAATACCATGTTTTTGTTAGATATGCCAAACATAAAACGAATGTCTTTAGGTACATAAGTATCTACATGACTTGTCATTTCAATAGCATCTTTAATTAAACTACCTGATTTAGTAGAGAACCTACGAATAACAGCATTATTACCTTTAGATCCTGCAAAGACTACATGGTCTCCAATAGATACTGGATGTACGTCTTCGTTTGTTTGATATTGTGTAACTTGTTCTAATCTAACATTTACAGGAGATAACGTTCTGTCTGAAGAATGAATAGCAAACTGCTGATCTTCACAGAAAACAATAACACCAGTCTGATAAGGCTCCATAAATTTAGCTCTAACCGAATAGTTAGTTGCTAAGAAAATATCAATAGGGTCTGTTGGTAATGCACGAATTGCAGAGTCGTTAAATAAATTAAAGTAATCATTAGAAGCTGACATTACTACACTGTCTTTACTTAGATAAATTAATCTATTTCTATAAAATAGTAAATCAAGAATTGGAGAACCTATAAATGAAGGGGTAGAGTTAGAGTCCTCATCGCCTACTAGTCTATCTGTAAAAGCACTTGCTGATCGTTGATTACTTAAGCCAGCATCTCCTGCTTCTACAATTTGAAATACTCCTCTAGCAATACCATCGTCTAAAGTAGTGGCAGGATTGATAGTTGTAGTATCAGTTTTAATAATAAAGTGGGGCATTGTACTAGAATCAATAGTCGTAGAAATACCAGGTGCTACTGTCTCATTCCAAACGTGTTCGGAAGAATCATACTTTACGTAGTAGTTAGCAAATTCATTTTGAGCATCTACACCTACAATATTAACGATTGTTCCATTAGGAGCAGAAGGGGGTAGTTCACTATATCTTGAAAGTTTACCATTTAGAATACCTAGCAGAGTATCTCCATAAGTATCTACTGTTGTAAAAGCGTCTCCTCTAATACTTCCGCTATTTTTAGTAATAATTAAATTACCGTGCTCTATTGAAGCTGTATATGTAGCAGATATATCTAAGTCACTAGATCCATTATTAATGTCATCTCTTAAATCCTCTAATAATGTTTGAGGGTTGTTTACATTGTTTAAAGATTTTTCAGCTACTTTGTCACTACCTAAAAATATCTGATAAGTAGCAGTAGGTTGTAGTTGTTTAATATATACAATTACTTTACTTTCATCACCACTAGGAGACAAAGCGTTAGTCATAGCTGTTTTTATACTAGCGTTAGATACTATAAAGTAGTCTTCTATTAAAGTTGTTCTAATATCTCTACGAGGATTGTTAGTATGAAGATACGTGTTATTAGGATTTGATACTGATTGTTGAATCCCATTTTTATCATATATTTCTACAGCACCAAGTTCAGCGTCATCTGCTCCAGTAAAGACTACAATATAATCATCTTCAAAAGTTTGAGTTTTATCTGTAACAGTAGTAATAGGTCTTGTATCTTTGTCTATTTTAGTAATATAAGAGTTACTAGTTACATTAGTAGCAAAGTCTAAAGAAGATATATACTCTGTACCGTTACGACTTTCAAGACCTCTGCTAATATCAGAGATAAAATTAATCTGCTCCTCTGCTTGGTTTTCTCTACGTAATTGATCTGGTAGTGTAGATACACCATTATGAAGTCCTGTGACTTGTTCTGTAAAATATGATTTAGATGCCATAATTAGGATAATCCCTTGATCTGTGAATAACTCCAAATACTGATTCGGAGTCGCTTAAAAGATTTGCTTGTTCAACGTCTACTTGTTCACGTTTAAATTCTAAACGAGCTTCTAGTTCATCTTGTTGAGTAAGTTGATAGATGTCTATATCGCCTACTATTTGTGCTGCAAATTTACGAGCAGTATTAATTGTAATAAAATTACGAACTACTTGTGGAAGGTCTTCCCATTCTAAGAAAGAAACTAAAGTTACTTTTAGATTTTTATCGAAAGCATAAGTATTATTTTTTCTATCATACAACTTATTACCACGTTGTACTATGTCTCTAACAGCTACTGTTCCTTCTGCTATGTCATAAACTTTAAGGCAATTTGTAGGCAAAGCAATATTGTTATTACTGTCTCTAGTAAGTTCATATTCGTAATCCGTATTACATACCAACCCTATAGATTGAGTTCTGCGAGAAACGTCATGCAACATCTGTTGTGCGATAAGAGCATCCCCAAAAGCTGTAGTTAAACTATTGATAGGGGACTCGTTGATGTTTTGCAAACATACGTTTACAGCCTCTAGTTCTGTTTGTGGTAGTAAATTCATATAGTCCTTATAAAATAAATAAAACCCTCCCTAAATTAATAGAGAGGGTTTAAAGTTAATTAAGCAATAGCCAGCTCAACCGCACATTCTGCACGGAGAGTGCCAATACCTACTGATTGACGAGCAACCATCAAAGTACCTTGACGCTCAACCTGATAATCAGTTTGAACTCCAAGACCCATCAAGCGTACTGCACCAATAGCGTCAGCAGAGAATACAATACCAACTGTTTTAGAGAAGTCACCGTAGTGATAGTAATCTAATCCAGAAGCAGCTCCACTTCGCTGAACGTCAGTTGAAGGAAGGTTAGGGCTCTTAAGAATAGTAACTCCACCAATCTTCAATACTTTACCGTCAGCATAAGATCCTGCTCCGTTGTAATCACGATTGATTACTGAGAATCCAGAATCTTGAACACCTGCTACAAGATCGTAATAATCCTTAGGACGCAGAATACAGAATTTTTCCTGAGATTCTGGAACGTAAGCATTATCAAACTTAGCTTGAGCAGCGAAGATGCCATCAGCAATAGCCTGTGCTTTAGCACCGACTGAAGTAGCGTCTCCAGTAATTGTGTCTCCTGCTGATAACTGGAATGTATCATCTGTGATAGTGTTATCACCAGCAACTGCAGGAAGCTGAGTAGTATCAGCACCAACTAATTCGTTAGCTTCACGAGCAGCAAGTACCAACCGACGAAGCAAATGCTTGTCGTAGTTAAAGCCAAGTGTAGCACCTAGCTCACCTGCGTATACTGATCGTACTTCGTAGTGAGAGACCATGTCTTCCCAGTCGTCTACGAAAGTAGTAGCATACATCAAGCCATCGATAGTAATAACTTTTTCGTTATTAGCGATAGCATCAGGAGTAATTTCTTCACCAGGTGAGTGGTATCCAGCAGATGCACGACCAGTCATTGGGAATTGAGCAGACTTCTGTCCGCTTACTGTACGTTCCCGAACGAGACCTTGCATAACCGTAGTACGATCAAAACTTGCAAGAACTTCGCCTGAGAACAACTTCAAGAATAAGTCGTCCGTATTGCCAGCATTATTTTTCTGACCTGGACGGCTAAATGTAGTATAATTGTCAGCCATTTTAAATGTCCTTATATTTAGAGATTAATAATTAAATTGATCTATAAATAACAATCGCAAGTTGTCCTACTGTAACTTCCCCTCAGGGTTATCAAGTAGGGCTCCAAAAATTAAATATTTGATCTTGATAGTTTTTGCTGAACTCTTTCCCGTTCAGCGGGGTCGCTGTGATATAGTTTACCATTGAGATCAGATGTTACTTGAGCCCAACTTTCATATACATCACCGCTTCCAGAACCATTAGTGGTTCCGTCAAGAAGTTTAGGGTCACTATTGGATGTCATATACATGCTCTTCAAAGCTTCAACAGCCATCTTAGCACGATTAGAATCCATAGAACCTATCGCTTCATCGTAAGCTTTGATAAATTCGTTATCAACGCCTCCTGATCCAGCCCAATCAACCAGTTCTTGATACTGTTCGTCTGAGCCTACCATAGCTTTGACTTGCTGTCCCCATTGATTTCCTAAGGCAGCTTGTCCTTGTATGTAAGCGTCTACAATTTCTTTTGAGAATCCTACTTCCGAAAGCTCTTGATAACTATCTTCGGATAATTTTCCATTTTTAGCAAACTCCTCGGAGTACTGAGAAATGTCAAACGATCCATCTTCGTTAACAATTTCATTGTTGTCTGATTCTGTAGTTGTTTCTGTTTGTTGTTCATTTTGTGATCCTAGTTTTCCTTCTAGTTCTTGGTATGCTTTTACTAAAGCTTCTTGGCTTTCGAATTTTCCTAGAATCTTTTCTCCTGCATTATTAACAGGGGTGTTTTCTCCCATTGGAATATTAACTCCGTTAGGAATTGTTGTTACTTCTCCTGGAGGAGTAGTGCCTTCGACAGCTCCTGCAGGTAAACCGCTAGTATCCATAGTTTCTTCTGACATTATTATCCTTCTTTAGTGATTTGTTTAGCTAACTCGGGTCCCATTGTTTTTAATGTATCCAACTGCTGTTGCATTTGCATTTGTTCTGCTTGTGCTTGAGCAGCGGCTTGTTGTTCCTGAGCTATTTGTTCTTGTGATTTAACTAACCCTTCCATCTCTACGCCTTGGGCAATACCAATACGAGAAACTAAATCGGGCATATTTATAAATTGTCCTGCTTGTAAACTCATAACATCTCCAACAAACTGTTTAAGTTTGCCATAGTCATGTCCTCTTCCAAGAGCTTCTAAACCTGCGATAATTGTAGGTTCTACTGACCCTGTTGGAAGTTTTGGAAGTCTGTTTTGAGTGGTGTATCTTGCCATTAATGCACGAATAAGAGGTAACTGTAATGTCTGTGATAAGACAGAGTATTCTCCACCTAGGTTATCCTCTAAGTCAGCAGCTACATATCTAATCTCAGCGGCTGTAACTCGTTCAGCGTTACGTCTAACAGCTACGTTTAATAGAAAAGCTGATGACAATGCTTCCTCTAACCCTACTTTTGTTTGGTAAGCTACTTGGAAGTCCCCTGCTTTTTGAACCTGTAGGGTACTAACATCTTGTACATTACCAACAACGAAATCACCTGACTCTTTACGAGCTAAGTCACGTACCTTAGTAGTACCATTAGGATTAACCATAAACAAAATCTTAGAAGATACTGCAGCCATTTGTACAATAGCTTTAGATATAGCTTCTAAGGAGTTAAGGTCTCCTAAGTATTCTTCTACTAGTCCACGACCATAGTGTTCTCCAGCTATAGATGACCAACGAACAGGTATCCAAGGCAGTTCACTAGCTTTGTAAGTACCTTCTGTTTCTGGTATTACTGTGCCTTTTTTAAGTTCTTGCCATCCACGATAAGTGTCTTTACCTTCACGAACTACATAAGTATAAATATCTACTTCTGATTTTTCTTGGTCTTTTTTAGATAGAGTAGAAAGAATTTCTTCACTTAGTGCTTTAGGTGATATAGTTTCGCTAACAATCCATCGTATTGGATTACCTGCTAAATCTCGTTCTATTACAAACTTATCTAGAGCAAAAACTTTTACATCACCTTTTTTAGGTACGTACAATAATGCGTTACCTGTTGCTACACAAAGTTTTAGAGCATCAAACAACTGAACACGTAAGCTATCTTTTTCAGCTTCACGGGTAACTATACGCTCGTACCTAGTCAAGGCTTCTTCTAAGCTTGAAAGAAATGATTTACCTTGTGATAGTCCTAGTTGTTTAGCCTGTTGTTGTAAATCCATAGCTTCTTTATCACTAATACTCATTTTAAAGAAAGGTGTATTAGGTGGGAATAAAGCTAATAGTAGTTTAGATGCTAGAGTATTTACTCCTCTTGCTCCTAAAGACTGATAAGGAGTAGTAAGTACATCATACTCGTTATTCTCTGAAGGTGTTAAAATTGCAGGCAAAGTAAGTTGAGCACATCGTCTAGCTCTATCCAAGATTGTATGACGTTTAGTAGCCATAGAAGCATAGTGCTTCGCTGCTTTACCTTTGTGTTCAGCTACATTTTCGGGAGTAAGTATTCCTCGTTCCTGTCTATCTATCATAGTTAACCAATCGTTAGTGAGCTTGTGTTTTCACGAGCTTTTTTTTGAGCTTCTGAAATATAACCTATATCATTAGATACTGGCTTTATATTTGTATTTAGTTGTTGTGCTTTACCGACTTCTGTAACTTCTAGTTGTTTAATGCCCTTGCCTTTTTTGGCTTGTTTTTTTGCATTAGTACTACCAATCATTATATCTGCTACTTTCATATCGATAGCTGGCATAACATCTTGTTCTCTGACTTCGTTATTAATCGTAGTCTTTTTGGGTCCACACATCTGTTATGTCCTCGTGTTTGTTTAATGTATTAATTAAAAATTCAATTAGTTGTTGTCTCCCAACTTCTATCCAAAGTTCTCTTTCTGAGACTTTTGAGTCAGGATTGCGGAGTGGATGTACCACTTGTAAATAAGCTACAGTTTCTTCTAAGTCTTTAGGAATAAACTCAGAAAGTTGTGCAGCACTCATCTCTTTTATTTTTTCTATTGTTGTCATAATATATAAAAAACCCCTTTAATAGCTAGATTGTAACTAAAAAAGGGGTTAAAGGAAACTAATAAAGGAGGATATTTCGGGATTATTTTCCCTATTAGGGAGCAGGTTAACAAAAAAGCCCCTATTGCTAGAGGCTCTTAGTTCAACAAGTTATTTGAAGTTTTAAAAAGGTAACTTTCCTCCTTCTTTATTTTATAATTTATTGTTAATTAATCCACCCTCTGGACTCCAGAGAGTTAGCTCTTGTGTTTCAAAATTATATTCACCACGTTGAACCATTCGTGCTACTCTAGCATTAGCCAGTGCTAGTTCTTCTATGAACTGATCTGTAGCTTCTTCGTCTACATACTTACGGTAGTTAGTGTAGTAGATGTTTACTACTTCTTCCCAAATTTCTGGCTCGCTTAGTTGTCTTTCGATAAAATCATCAACAATACTTTTACTCTTGACTTTACCAATTTTAGGACAACCTTTATATCCATCGGTACTGTCTCCCATAAGTACTTGAGTCCAAAAGAAATGCGACGCTTGTATTTCATCAATTTCATATAAGTCCTTTTTGTTCCAATTAAAGTGCATGCCTTGTACCTGATTCAAGTCTTTGTCTATTGTACATATAATAGATTTATTATCTTGTAGAATACTAAGTAAATCATCAGCTTCTAACTGAGGTTCGCTTTTAGCGTCCCAGGCTTGGTACATATAGTTCTTTAGTACATCTACTAAAGTAGGAACTGTTGAAGCGTTTCTATTATCTTTATAGTTAGGCATTACTTTATACCTAAAATTATCTTTACCGCTCAGACAAACAACAGCTTTGTCAGCTCCTGTGGTTTCTACTACCCATTTAATAAAATGGTCTACATCAACCATAGCTTCCTCAGCTCTGGCTACTGTAATGATAGAAGGTTCTCCTTCATCTCCAAAGTCAATATCAAACTCGTTAATGAAGGCAAACCTATAAGCAATTATATCCCCATCTATTAAAGCCTTAGTTGACATTTGTTTTAATGTCCCTACGTATTTCACGCTCAAGTAGATTAACTAACTCTACTATGTTTTTAATAAGGTCTCTACGTTTAGAAGTTTTGTGAGTAAATGTACCTGACATTTGCTCTAGTACTTTTCTAATTGCTTTAATATATATTAATCTTTTTTTAATTTTTAATTTAGTCAGACTCATTATTTAGTGTTCCTCCGTTTTTAGTTTCTGTAAATTCTATCCCACAATAAGGGCAGAAGTTTGGATCGTTAATTCCCATTCCTATCTCATGTATAAAAAAGTAATTCTTACAAGTCATACATTCTAAATAAGATAGGTCTTCTAGTTTTGGTATCATCATTAGTGTGTCTCCGCCCAATTTCTTCCTATTTTGTACTCGCCATCTAAAGGACAAAGAAAATCAAAAGCTTCTCCTGCATCTCTAATAGCCTGAACAGCAAGCTCTCCTACATTTCCAGCATTACTCTCAGGTACATCGATCTGCCACTCATCGTGTATGTTCCCAACAAACTCCCCTTGATACTCATACACTTTAGGAGCTAGTAGTTGTAACCCCTTCTTCATTACTACAGCACCTGCTGATTGTAACAAAGCGTTCAAAGCACTGTGAGCAGAGCGTACTGGTATACGTCTACGATCTAGTCCATATAAGAAACCCTTTGTACTAGCCTTAGCTACTTGGTCGATTAACTCACCAAACGCAGGAATCTCAGTTAAGAATCTTTCTTTAGTAGCTTTAGCTTCTGCTGATGAGCACCCTAATATAGTAGCTATCTTTTCTATACCAGCTCCATATAAGAAAGCATATATAAAAGTCTTAGCAACATTCCTATCGCTAATACCTAAGGCGTTCATATTAGCTGTATGCACATCACCATTTAATATAATCTCAGCGTAGTCACCGTCATCATATCTAGCCATGTAGTGTGCAAGACAACGCAACTCTAAGCCACTAGCATCACAACCAACCAAGCTGTTGTTAGGGGATGCGATAAATAACTGTCTACATTCAGTACCATAAGGACTGTAACAAGCAGGGACTTGGCTCATGTTAGGACGAGAGTGTGTCATACGACCAGTAACAGCACCTAGGGTGTCTACTTGTCCGTGCATCCTACCGCCTCTGTACATCTTAAGCCAGGCGTTCTTACCTTCGCCAATCATACCAAGAGTCTTTTGTATTACAAAGTAGTCTCCTAACTTCTTAGCACCTTCGTACTCCAAAGACTTTAGAATACCCTCATTAATCTTAGGGATACCAGTCTCAGTAAACTCCGTAGGTTCCCATCCGTACTGCTCTATTAATCCTCTAGCTATATGCTGTCTAGATCCACAGTTGAACTTAGTCACAATCTCCTTAGTAAAAGGAACTCCTTTGACATAGCCTCTGGATTGGTTATTAACCTTGGGGATAAACTCCTTATAGTCTACAAAGTCTGGAAAGTATTTACTTACTTCATTCTCAATATCTAATCTATTAACTGTCAACTCAGCGTACAATTGTTCAGCAGCTTTCCAGGCAAACTGCCAACCGTATCTACTTTGTCTAGATGTGATACGTCTTACATCTTGCTCGATGTCTAGAGCTTGGTTTGAAACCCCACGCTCTACTATCTTTCTGTATAGGTTAGCTGTTACTTGTACATCTTGTTTACAATAATCTAACATCTCGTCAGAGTATTCTTCCCAACCTCCTGCATACTCAGCCTTGTGTTCGCCTAGTCTGTAACCAAAAGCTTTGAGACTGTACGAACCCATTAAGTTAGGTGGTAGTACTTTAGCTTTAGCACGAAATACATCTGAGTCTTTAATATCCCCGAAAGCTAACTTTGAAGCTGTTAAGGTATCGAATACTTTCTTACCACTAAAGTTCCAACCTAGTATCTTTTCGAGTACAGGCATATCATAATCAATGATGTTGTGCCCAATCCACAAATCAACAGAGTTAAAAGTATTTGCATAAAACTCATCGTATTCCTCCTGTGTATGTAATGCATAGCTTTGACCTGAAAGTAAATCAGAGGCTACAAAGCAATGAATCTTTGTAGCGTCTAATTGTAATGCGTCAGCTTCTATATCAAATACTAACTTCATCAAAGTCCTTTCCATCTAAAGCTTCGAAGTCTTCCTGCCACGATGGAAGTAACCTACCAGTATCTTTATTGAATGTCAAGACATCTGCTACACCAACTTCACCAGTAGTTCTGTTCTTTAATACTCTAACTCTTGAGATGTTTTTACCTTCCTCTGACTGTTGGTCTCTCTCTAATGCGATTACTGCATCTGATAACTGTTCTAAACTACCAGAGCCTCGTAAGTCACGAAGAGATATTTGACCACCTTCATTAGCATTGTTACCTGCCCGATTGATATGCACAACACATAACAGACACGCACCAGTTTCTTCTGCTAAACTTCGTAAGTCAGTCATCAGTCTATCAATAGCCTTACGTTCATCACCAGTCTGCATCCCACTAATCACAATAGATAAGTGATCTAAGATTATGTACTTACATCCTAAGGATACTATCATAAACCTAATCTTGTTCATTAGGTTGTCGCTGTCAAGTGATCCGAAGTGATCGTACAAGTAGAACAAGTCATTGTTGATTGTCTTCTCGTAAGCATCACGAAGAATCTCTGGCTCTACAGGATCTAACTCTAAACGCTTGTTAAGATACAAGCTTGGATAACGAAGAGAAGTTTTCTGTGTGCTATCTTCTAAGGCTATAACACCTATCTTCTCTTGGTGCTCCTGCATAATGTGATAGCCTATCTCATGTACAAGCGTTGACTTACCTGCCCCTGACCCTGCTGTAAACATGTATACTCCCTTTTGTAGTCCTCGTAACATGTGACTAAGTTCGGGGTATGGAATTGAGATTCCGTCTGTGACTGGTTGAGATACGAATCCCCATAGTTCTTTTCCTGACAAGATTCCATCTGGTCTATAGTGTCTAGCCTGAAAGATTCCTGCAACAAGTTGACCTCCCTTTCCACTAGCAAGCATATCGTTCGCATCCTTGAAGCCGTCTGGATACTGGAGCACTCGTAGCTTACCAACGCTAATAATCCCAACCGCTTCCTCAGTTGCTTCTTGTCCTGGGGCGTCATCGTCGAAAGCCAAGACAATATCATCGAACGATTCAATAAATTCGAGGTTCTGCCTGAGGTACTTACCAACCGATGAAGCACCGTTAGGGACGCTAACGACAGCCCATTTGTTGTTAAATACTTGGCTAATCGACATAGCATCGATTTCCCCCTCGGTAATAATAAGCCTAGGATTTTCACCTTGTGCTTTCCATAGGTGCTGTCCGAACAATTCCAGAGAATCAGTAGAACCTGCCCAAGGAAACTGCTTATCAGGTGTTCGTATATGCTGTGCAACTTCTGTCCCATTCTTGTAATAACTCGCAAGATGACATGGGTGTCCGTTCCAAGTTCCAACTTTGTAGTGAAACTTCCTACAGGTTTCTTCTGTGATTCCTCTTTTACCGAGTGCTTGGTACTTTCCATCTATGAACTCTATCCTTTGTTTTACCTTCATTACTACTGCTCCTTCTTCATTATCTTCCTTGTGATAGGTTTTACATGAGAAACAATATGTTCCATTAGCGTATCTAGCTAACGCATCACTACTCCCACAATCTTCACAGGGTAGGTGTGTTTGCAACGCTCCTTGTATATCCATATCCTCCATATTAATTTCCTTTTTTTAGTTAAACAACCTTCTGATAATATAACTACGACACAGAGATATAACAGTAAAGATTAATCCTATTTTAATATTACTATCTAAGCTGATGTAAATATTAAACAAAGGAAAAATCAGAACCTGTGCTGTTAAATTGATAGTATACCCCACCAATATATTAGTAACAGATTCTATGAAACTGAATAACTTTGTCTGCATATTACCATTTAACTTTATCCGCCCAATAAGCAGCACTCATCTTTCCTTTAGAGATGTTGCGACCGTGTCGAGCTTTGAAGGACTTACGCTTTGCCTTCATCTTAGCTGATTCCCCTGCTTTAGGTTTCCCTGCTGTCTTTGCTCCTTGCTCCCCGAAGCGTATAGTCTTAACCTTATCTCCTACTTTAGCAACAACTACGTGTGACTTTTTAGGATGGTTAGGAGTACGCTTTGGTTTGTTGTAACCAGAGACACCAGCTCGTGCTAAACGAGAATCTTTTTTCTTTTTCTCAGCCATCTTACTTCTTCTTTTTCTTCATGGTCTTTTTCTTAGTAACCTTCTTCATCTTATCAGCTTTAGAAGGACGACCTATTTTATTTCCGTATGTACCTTTACCCATTGGCATCTCGCCACCACCTTTCCATGTCTTGTATTGTTTCTTCGTTAGGATCCTCATCAGAGTTCCAATGTTTAACAAATGTTGTTTCATAAGCTATGATGTTAAAGATAATAGCAGAGGCGTGATCCTCTGACATATCATTACTCATCCATTGTACGAAATGTCTAAATGCAGATTCTTTGAAACGATTCATTTCCTCTACACCTTCAGCTTTTTCCCAGTTACGATCCCCATACTTAGAGGCTCCTCTGGTCATCAGCTCTGCTACTCTTGTGAGCATTTGCTCTTCGTAGCGTACACCCTTAGGCAACAAGAGATCGAACCTAGCCTTACCAGTATTAACATCTCGTTTCATACCTGATTCGAACTCTATTCGTTCTCCGCTATCTTTTGTTTCGAAAGCAAACCCTTCCTGATTAGGATGATAAGCTTCCTCTGGATTGTATTCATCATTCATTTAACCACTCCTTTGGTATTTTACTTTCTGCGTACATAAAACCGTGTCGTTCGCACCAGTCTCCGTAAGTAGTCTTAGACCTTTTACTGAGCCGTTGTCTACATCTACTAAATACAAAGCGGATGTCAAGCTCTGGGTGTTGTCTCTTGATTAACAAGTGTTTTACCCTATCTGCTGATACGAAGCGTCCTTTGGTTTCTATAATAATAGTCTTCCCATTTTTACTTTCAATGGAGAAGTCGGGGGTATACCTATGCGAGGACTCTGGCTTGGTGTATTTAACCACCGTACTTTCATACTCGTAAGGTATCCCTTGCTCTTCTAAGTCTTTAGCAAAGGTGAACTCCAAGCCCGAACGGAATCCGTGTTTAAGACCTGGGTCACCTCTGTTAACTTTAGTTGGCTTCTTTTTAGAAGTCATCAGGTGCGTTCTCTACTGCTTGGATCTTCTCTTCAGCAATAGCTGTACTAACGAAACCTTCTTCTTCAGCGAAGTCAGCTACATCCATACCATTGAGTTCGATTACCTGTACAGCAGATAGGAATAATGATACCCCGTAAGCGTTAGCTGATGGCATATAGTAAGGGCGAGCGTTGAAAGCTACCTTTAACTTAGAACCTGATCCAACAACTTCAGTTACAGGATTCTTCTTAGTGTCTACAATTACTGGCTTACGTTCTCTAACCTCACCATCACGAGTTGTATACTTAGCAGACATCTTAAACTTTAACTCTACGTTACCAGTCTCGACACCTGATTCATCATACTCTTTTGTGAACGGTTTGTTAAGTGACAGACTATCACGCTTCTGAGGCTTACAAGTTTCCATTGCTTGTGTCCGTGCTTGTTCGACTTGCTCTTCAAGCTTGTCTACTAAAGGTTGAGCGTCTTCTGCCGACATTACTAGACTTACGTTATAGATACCGTTAGGATCAAACTTAGTCTGCGGTTCGTTGATAAACACGTATTTACCTACGCCTACTGGTGTTACCATTCTTACTATATTACTACTCATATTACATAACTCCTTTTAAGTTACTTTAGTTTAGTTATTATTTAATTACTATTACAAAGGTACTTTTAAGTACCCTAATAGGGAGCAGGTTAATGGAAGAAGTACTTACTTGTCAATACCTCAGTCACATCTAACTCGCCATTTTTCGGCGGTTCAGTAGTGGCTCCTAACTGCTCCTTAATATCTTGAAGTATATCGCCATTCCTATATATTTCAACGAATACTTCCCTTAATATTTTATGTAGATGGTCTACATGATTAGCGTGAGTGCCATAAGAATCGTGTATCAACGAGAACTCTGTAGCCCCACACTTACTTCTAAGTCTTGAGATTGTAGCCATCAACATACAAGCATCAATACTATGTACGAAGTTAGGACTAAACCCTGACTTCTGTTTACCCTCAGCAGGTAAGTTAACAGCCTTCTGAAGGTGTAGCTGTACTCTCTGACTGCCAACAAACAAGTTAACTCTCTTCTTCTTACTCCTCTGGTAGCTTTGTATGACAGGAAAGTCTGTCAATGGGGTACGCCATCTAAGGAACTGCTGTGGGCTCTCGTCAACGACAGCTTCAAACCAGTCCATAGTACGTCTAGCACCTACTACTACGTTCCTGATGGATTCTCCAAGCTTTTCAGCTAGGTATACAGAGGCTTTAAACTTGTCTACTGTATATCCCTCTAGTTTGTCCTTAGCCTGGTCAAGTATCTGATCCTTCATTCCGTACTCACTCACCCCATAAGGTGTAGTCATAGTACCTGACTTAACTAGCTTCCTATCAATCTTGTCTTGCCATAGTTGACACCATTGTCTGTTCACTCCGTCTTCGTCATCTACCTTTAGTTGCTCTTTAAGTTCTTCAGCTACTTCTGTGTAGATGTCTTGAGGTTCGTCTGAGTCTAGTAAGTTAACAGCCTTACCACCTACAGGGTCTAGCGTCATAGCTGACAAGTGCTGTAAGCCGTTGCAAGTACCATCCATGTTTACAGGTAAGTAAGAGATACCATCACCTTTAGCGTACTCGATACAGTATGCTAAGAATTGGAATGGGTTATCAGCAACTCTCCAACCGTGCTCAAAGTAGGGGTCTCTACCTGCATTAGCTATCCACTCCTCGTTCTCATCGAACCATTTGACTCTTGATTCAAAGTCTGACTTGTCGAAGCCAAAGGCATTAGCACAACCTACCTTCCACCAGTACAACCCTCTCTCTGTAAGTCGTTGACCATCAGCGAATTGCAACAACCCCTTGCCTATATCATTTGACTGTGGGTTGAGTGTAGTAGGTATGGGATACATCCTACCTCTAAAGTCTAGATTCCATGGAAAGTAGAACACATCATACTCACTATACTGTTTAGCTATTTCCATCTGCATCAGTAACGCTAGACGTTTAGATGTCATCTCTCTGTTCTCTGTGTAGATGTCAGCACAGGCTTTGGAATACTTAGATACTTCTTCTTTATTATATTCTTTGTATTCTGCCCATTCCTGCTTACTCATATCAGCCCAAGGTCTGGGCGGTAAAGGTACTGGGTCTGCGTTAGGAAGACCAGCATCTCCGCCACCTTCTTCAAACCACAGATCCTGCATAACTTCCAACACATCTGTATTGATCTTCCACTTGGTCTGCTGTGCTATATTCACAGCCTCCATAGCTTTTGTTAAGTCTTCCTCCTTGAGCATCTCCCTCTGTTGTATCGTCATCCTCCGTATGAAGTCTGGCTTCCAGTTAGGGTGATTAGATAGATAACCTCCTGTGTAAAGTCCTGTCCAGTTTATAGGAGGAACTATCATAGGTCTGTAAGTAGGAGTGAAGAAAGCTAAGATGTCACCACTAGTTTCTATAAACTTTTGGATCTCTTTAGTTATCATTACTACAAACGGTGATCTGTTTCTACTCAGCTTGATTCGTTTAGATTCAAACATTCCTGTAACTTCTATACACAACTCAAGTAACTTGTGACCTAGACGTAGTTTATCTTCAGCATCTAGATGACACTTGAGGATACCCTTCTCGTCCATAGCTTTCTCTACGAACTCTAACTCCTTGAACTTATAAGTATCCAAGTGTCCTACATGAGTTTGTATAGATCGCAGCATCTTAGGTTGCTCTCTCTTAAACTTCCTGTAGTTTGCTTCGTGAATGAGAGTATCCGCCAGGCTCATACAGATAGCTGTCTGCCTAGCGAAGTCTCCTTTATCACTTACCACAGAGTTAAACACTACCTTCAAGGTACAGAAGGCTATCTCAAAAGGTGAGAGATCTAAGGACTTCATCATTGATCTAGTGGTAGCTTTTCTACCTGCGTTCCACCCACGATTCTTTTCCGTAGGGTACATCCATGATTCTATAGCCTTAGCTAACTCTTCTGTTGATCGAGAGATTAAAAGTATCACAGGCTTTGTTTCTCCTGACCTTCCTCTATCCTCCATCTCCTTGAGAGATTTTTTGTACCTATCTAGTGTTATCTCTATGGACTGGTTTTCCAACTCTAGTTGTTGGTCATACATTCCCATGTCCATACTATTCTCCTTTCATATCTTTTAATAAGTTTTCTACTGTGTACTCTTTGTTAGCTATAGAAGCTATGATCTCGTAGACCTCTGTGATCTTCTCATCCTTCAACCACATCTCTACATCTATAGCATCTATCTTAACTTCCTCAACCTCTTGTTCATTCCAAGGGGCTCTTGGGTCACACTCAGCACCTGCTGGATAATAACTCATTTCATTCTCCTTAATTATATTCAATGTTACAATACTTACAAACCGTATCACCATACACAGCGTCAGGCATAAATTGCAAGCACGAAGGACATACAGACGATAGTATGTCATCTTGGTCGTGTGATGGCAAGCTAGTAACATCCACTTTCTTGTAGTTGTACACCTTGTTGTATCCTCTGTTGAGAGTCTTCTTCTTGAAGTGATTGGACTTCTTCTTAGCTTTGGAAGGCTTGAACGAGAAGTTGTTATTGTAGCCACAATACTTAGCGTAGTAATCCTCGTAAGTACCGTTAGAGTAGTAGCACCCATCGTCTTCTTTAATCCAACCCTTACCTGCTAGTGTGTACCCATCTTCTGTTAGTACAGCCACTTTGTTACCTGACCCTAGGATAGGTTCCATAAGTCTTTGGAAGCCTTCACCGTACGTATCTAAGTTAGCCTTAGCTAGATACTTGACCAACTCCATAGTGTCTGACACTCCAGGCTTGTCCACCTGACCAAACGCACCACCTAGTATTCCGTTGTGCATCATGATCTTTTTACACTTGCCATGAGTCTCACGCATATTGTCGTAGTCCTGGCTGATAGGGAAAGGATGACAAC